GGGTGGAAGTTCACATGATTTGGGCAACAGTCATAACCGATGCCAGCTATTCGGACCAAGACAACAAAGCGGGGTGGGCCGCATGGATAAACATCGACGGCCTATCCTATCCTATTAAAAAATACGGCTCTTTTTCTAGCGACGTAAACACTAGCACAGATGCCGAAATAAAAGCGGCCCTTAACGGAATGTGGATAGCACGAAAATACGGGGCCGACGCGATACTTTTGCAAACTGACTGCATGGCGGTCGTTCATTTAATTGCAGGGTTTACAAAAAAGCCTAATCTGGTGTCCGACTGGAATCGCAAGATTGAAGCGGCTGGCCTTCTAGGTGTCCCGATACGTGCCAAGCACGTCAAGGGCCACACACAGACAAAAGACGCGCGAAGCTACGTCAACAGGTGGTGCGATACCCACGCAAACAAAGCGAGGCGCGCGCCATGACCCTCCGCCCATACCAGCAAGCCGCCGTAGATGCCGCATGGGATTGGACCACGAGCAGCGTTGACCCGTTCCTGATTGAAGCGGCCACAGGCGCGGGCAAAAGCCACATCATCGCGGAGATAGCGCGCAAGATCCACGTTCACACGGGCAAGCGGGTTCTGTGCCTTGCGCCCAGCGCGGAACTTGTCACGCAGAACCGTGCGAAGTATCTCGCAAGCGGGCATCAGGCAAGCATGTTCTCCGCCAGCGCAGGGGCAAAGGAATTGCGGCACCCCGTTGTATTTGGATCACCACTCACGGTTAAAAACCGCATATCTAGGTTCCAGGACGGCTATGCGATGGTAGTGCTGGACGAAGCACACGGGATAACGCCAACCATTCGGGGGATTATCGACGCCATGCGCGAAGGCAACCCGAACCTGCGCGTGTGCGGGCTAACTGCCACGCCGTACCGATTGGGGTCTGGATACATTTTTTGCATGGGTCCGAACGGAAAGATCAACACGCCAGACACGGCCAAAGATCCGTATTTTATGAAATGCGTGTCGCAGATTCAAGCGCCGGAATTGATTGATCAGGGATACCTGACGCCGCCCGTTGTTGGCACGGCTGGCGCGGGCAAATACGACACGTCGGCGCTGGTGGCAAACAAGGCTGGCAATTTTGACGCCGCCGCTGTTGATCAGGCTTATCACGGCCACGGGCGGCTAACGTCTGCAATTGTTGCGGACGTGGTGGCCCAAACGCGGGCGCGTAATGGCGTGATGTTCTTTGCGGCTACCGTCCAGCACGCGCAGGAAATCATGGCGTCCCTGCCCCCGCATATGTCCGCTATCGTCACGGCGAACACGCCAACGGGTGAGCGCAAGTCAATTCTTGCGCGGTTCTTGGCGCGGGATATTAAATATCTGGTGAACGTGTCTGTTTTGACCGTTGGCTTTGATGCGCCTCACGTCGATTGTATTGCTATTCTGCGCAAAACTGAAAGCGTTGGGTTGCTGCAACAGATCATCGGGCGCGGGCTTCGCTTGGACAATGGTAAAACGGATTGCTTGGTGCTGGATTATACCAGCAACATCGAGGACCACTGCCCCGACGGAGACTTATTTTCGCCAGTGGTGAAGGCCGGAATTGGCACTGAAGGCACAGGCATGGCCGCTGTGTGCCCTGAGTGCGCATATGAAAACACGTTTTCCGCCAACGTCAAACATCTGCAATATGACCGTGACGAAGCGGGGTATTGTCTGGATCTCGACGGGCAGCAGGTGCGGACGGACTTCGGCCCGCTATCCGCCCACCATGGCAGGCGTTGCTGTGGCATGGTGCAGGTCGGACGTAAGGGCCAGTATGATCGGTGCGGCTATCGCTGGACGTTCAAGGAATGCCCGCATTGTGATGCGCCTAACGATATTGCGGCGCGATACTGCATTGAGTGCAAGGGAGAGATAGTTGACCCGAACACAAGGCTGCGTGATGAATTCGCACGGATCAAGCGCACGCCCACAGAAAAGCAGACCGATGATATTTTGTCGCTGGATGTGCGCGAAGGTGTTTCACAGCGCGGAAACCCTACCGTTCGCGCTGATTTTGTAACGCCATGGCGCTCATTTTCGGTTTGGTTTAGTCCAAACTCAAACTACCCGCGCCAGCAAGCCGACTGGGCAACATTCCAGCGGGCAACCGCAGACGGCACGCCACGCACAGTGACTTACAAAAAAGACGCGCAAACAAAATTCTACTCAATTTTTGGATATAACAAAGAGGCGGACCGAGATGAAGCTATCTGACATCCCCCACAACGTCCGCCTGTTTGGCAACCCCGGGTTTCGCGGCAAGTGCGCGCCGGAAAGCATTGAGCAAGTGACGTTCTTCAACCGCATCCGGCGGGAATATCCCGAAACATGGGGCGCGCTTGCCATCCACGTAAAAAACGAAGGCAAGCGGAGCCGTGGGCAAATGGCGATGGATAAGGCGGAGGGCATGACGCCGGGGGCGTCTGATATAATCATTCCGGCGCGGATCACTTTTGTTTGTGAGATGAAGCGCCGCGACCACACGAAATGCAAATTCCAGCCCGGTCAGCTACCCTACCTAACCGCCGCCGCAAATAGCGGCTCGTTTGCCTGCGTGGCGCTGGGGTGTGATGCTGCATGGGAAGCGTTTGGGGAGTGGCTCTATGCCATGGAGTGAAGCCGTGCGCCCGTCTGTGTGGCTGCACCGCGTGCTGTCCGGCGAGATAGATATGAAAGACGCGCCCGAAGCAATAAGAAGCTGGGCGCGGCTGGCAATTTATCAAGGGGCCAAGGAGGTGCTGGCAATTCAGGGCAAAGAAAAAAGGCGGGCAGCGCTTGCGCGGGTGCCTGCCAATATCCGCCCATATATTGAGGCCGAGGTCATAAGGCTTTGGCGCGGTTAATCCCCCGCTATTTCGCCACCGCAAGCCGCATAGCCTGCAATGTCCATCCAGTTGTCTGCATAAGACGGATTACCCTTCATGCGCGCCAGCTTCAGTAGGATCATCATCGCCGCAACGTCTGCGCACCCGATATCCTCGCCAAGATATGAGGACCAGAGGCTTGCAATGGATGCAAACGTGTCCTCTGGATTGCCGTGCGTTGCGTCACGGTCTACGGTGACGGCTTGCGATGCTGCCGCTAGGATTTCTGCGCGGTTCATTCCGTAGCCTCCAGCGCCGCAAGCCCGTCCGGCGTGATTGTCCAGAGCCGTTCGATCATTTGCGGGCGCTCGCATGCGCAGCGGATATACCCGGCGCGATACAGCGCAGACAGCACGTTGCCCGTCGTGTCGCGGCAAGTGTGCCAGTCACCGTCTGACATGCGCGCGAGGGTGGTGCGTTGTTTGGGGGTCATACCTTATCTTTCTTTGCTATTCGCGCGGCCCAGCGTTGCATTGCCTTGCGCACTACCTGTGTGATTGTCACGTCCCGCTGTTTAGCAAGGGCGTGGTAGTGGCGGTGTTCTTCTTCCGTCACTCTGATTTGGAGCCAGTATGTTTTTGCCATGCCCCACTGTATCAATACGTCAATCAATACGCAAGGCGATATTGTGTATTGACGCGGCCATTTGCGCGGCGTAGGTTGATTGCAGGAACGGAAACAAAAGGAACAACACAATGACCCAACGATTCACCGCCCCCGCAGATTTTTACATGATTGCATCCATGCTTGAGCGCACCGGTAAGTGGGAAGTCATATCGGACGATATGCTTGACCGCGCGGACGCCGTTGAGCTTTACGCCGCATGGATGCCGACACTGCCCCGCATGATGGCACTGCACGTCACTGTTGACGGCCCATGCGTTGACGTGACCGACGCAATCAAACTGGAGGCAGCACAATGATCCGCGCATTTATCGGGGACGTGATCGGCGTCACATGCCTGGCCGTTATCTTTGGCGCACTGCCGTGGATTGTCTACGGGTTAGGGGGTGTGCAGTGAGCGCGCCTGAACGGATATGGGCAATCCATTGGAACACCGATGGGCCGGTATTAAACGGCGGATGGGCGGATACTATTCGCCACTTTGGCGGCGGCATCGAATACGTCCGCGCAGACCTTGCCCAGCAATGGCAGAACATAGCTGCCGCGCCGAAGGATGGCTTTTCGCTTTGCTGGGTAACTTGCGGCGGCGCGTGTGGTTTTGATGATTGTGGGCATGTGATGATCGTTGATCTCACAGGATACCATGGCAGCCACCCAGACCGCATTGGGTTGGATATCACCCACTGGATGCCTCTACCCAAACCACCGGAGGCAGCACAATGATCCGCCGCATCCTAGCCCTATGGCGCATCCTCCGCCGCCCGAAGCCGCCGCGCCGGAAAATCGACAACTGCATTGAGCACTTGAGCGAGGCCCCGATCTACACCCGCAGGCACCGCGACGAGATAGCGGATATGCAAAACGACACACATTTAGAGCGGCTGGCACAGATGCGCCGCGAATTGAGGGAGAGGAAATGAACATTTTTCGTCGCATTTTTTCTAGAAATCCCACCGTGTTTCGCATGGGTGTAGGGGAAATCCTAATCACCCACGGGACGCTTGATGGCGTGCCTGTTTTGGGCGTCGTGCACGCCCCAAAAAGCCAAACTGGATCACCTCGTGACGATGCTTCATGTCTGAAGGACTATATGAAAGACAATGGGGTGTTCTTTCAATTTATGACATCGGACAGCGCCGTACAAATGCTTGAGAACATCAAGGCCGCTGTTGATTGCGCGGTGCAGGAAAAGAACACGACGGAGGATCACCCCATGACCCCCTCCCCCGAAGTAACCCGCCGCAATGAATGGCTGTGGAACGTAGCCGGATGGATAGCCCTGCTGGCGCTTATCGCTGGCGCGGCTTGGATCACATGGGGCGCGATGCCCACAGAATTACCGAAAGGACACTGATATGACCACCTATGACGAATGGAAGCTGGCAAGCCCAGACGATGATCGGCACCAGATCGGCCATGATGATGGCGAGACGTGCGGGCGCTACGAAGAACCCGACGAAGATGCCCCGCGCAGATACAGGCCGAAGCCTTGCGCAGGGGTGATGGTCTACTCTTGGGCATGGTGCGGGGCGGTTGAGTGCGACACCTGCGGCGAGATTGGATACTGATATGACACCGGAACAAAAAATAGCCCGACTTGAAAAGACGCTAGGAACGCTAATCGCTTGGCTGTCCTTGGAATTGGGGGCGAATAGCGTTTCTGAACTACTGGAAATGCTGACAACGGAGGACGAGTAACAATGACACCGGAAAAGATTGACCTTAGATCGCCATCCGAACGGTGGGATGATTTCAAAGAAAACTGCCCCGACAAGGATGCAGATGCGGCGGAAGCTATGTGGGATATAGCCGACTACCTTTCTGACGCATATGACCGCGCGATTGTGCAGCGTGATACCATGGCCGCGCACATCATCGCGCAGAATGAGCAGATCGCCCAGCTGGAAAATCGGGTGAAGACGGCGCGGGAGTGCATCGGTTATTTTGCAGACAATGATAACTGGTTGCATGATCGCGAGTTAGACCCGAACAGCGGCAACTTTACGGGCACGATCCTTGCCCGTAACGCCCTCACCCTGACCCAGCCCACCCCCACAACACCCCGCACTGACGCGGCAACGGAGGAATAGACGATGATTAACCGCAAGCTGATAGGGTTGAGCGCAATGGGCATCTTAGCAAACCTGCCTGCCGCCGCACATGACATTGAAATTGAAATTGAACATGGCAAAGCCGCCCCGCGCAAGCATAGACAAACCAGCAATATCGTAAGCTCACCCGCCATTTCGCCAGATGTTGAGACACGTCAAATTCGCCGCGCAAGAGAACGGCGTGAAGCAAAGAACGGAGCAATAAATTGACCCCCGCACAGACAGACGAAGCACAGGTGGAGCGGGTTGCGCGGGCCATAATGGATCATCGATTGGGCGCAGGAACCTACGACAATGCGTCATTATGGCAAGGCGCTGACGCTGAAAAAGAAGAAACCCGCAGAGAGGCCCGCGCCGCGATAGCCGCCATGCAGCCCAGCGTTGCGCAGGCGGCGAAGGTGTTGCTGGACGCCTGCCCCAACCCTATCTTTGACGATCTGAAATACCCGCTCATGGGCGAGTTTTCACAGACGCAGCCATTTGTTGACGAAAACGGCGACGAAGACAGCATGAAAGTCACAATAGAATGGACGGTGATCAAGGAAATCATTGAAGCCACCCTCCGCGCTCTATCCAAGGAGACAGACGATGACAATGCGTGATCAGATAGCGCAGATAATTGAGGACACCTACGATGTGTCAAAGAAACGCGAAATTATTAACATTGACGAAATCGCAGACGCCATCCTTGCCGCCCTGACCGCCCTTCTAAGCAATCACAATGGAGAATGAAGATATGCACGATACGGCAGAACTAAAGCGCCAATACGAAGCGGCAAAAAGCAAGCAGTCAGACGCGGCGCACAAAGCATCCCAAGCCAAAGCTGCGTACAATGATGCCATGTGCTTAGATAAAGAAGCCGAACTTTCCGCCGCTGGGATGCCATTGGGATCGAAGGTAATAGCCCACTTTCGTGACAAAGTTAGGGGGCCATTTGTGGTGCATTCCGTAACAATGAGCACTTGGGGCGGCGGTGTTGAGATCAACCTCGCCAAGATAAAAAAAGACGGAACCGCGTATAAGGACGCGAACCGTGTTTCTTTTGATCGGCTGGAACCCGCGCCCTAATCCCCAGCACTCCCCCACCCCCAACATGGCGCATAGCCCGAAAGGATAGAACGATGGCAATCAAGATCGAATTTTCTCGCATAGACGTGCAGGGCAGCCGCGCAAAGCTGCGCAAGCGTGTGTCGGGTGGTGAGCGCGTACCATTCTCAATCTCGGGATACCTTGATGCACCTGAAAACGATGATGGTGTTTCACAGGAATATGCTGCCGTTGTGACAAGTTTTACCGTTGACGGCGAGACATAACCCCACCCCACGCGGGTACAGATAGGAGATAGACGGATGGATGATATTGAGCGGATGATTGATCGCGCTGGTCGAGACAAGGTGTTCTCCTTGGTGGAGAGTATGGGCTGGAAGCGCGGCGATTTTGTCCCTGTGCATGTTTGGCAGGATGCGTGTAAAGTGACTGCACCATCCCGCGCCATAGGAGGCAGAGACGCCCCCACAAACTAAAAAAAGGCCCGCCGCCTGATTAACAGGGGCGGGCAAGGTCTTGTGTGCGTACAGGCAAACGTAGCACAGCTAGAAACTGAAATATGGACCTTTCATAGTTCGTGTTATCGGCTGGCCCCGCCGTGGGTGATTGTAGTGTAACGCCCCGCGCGCAGTCGTCAAGGATTGCTTGTCAGTTTGGTCCCCGGTCGCGCTGCAAGAGTAGCTTAACATCATCGCGGCCCTCTTTAATATCTGCGCGGATCTCGCGGAACATATCCCGCGTTAGCTCAACATCCATGGCACGCTCTCGATCACGGCGGGTTTTTTCACCGTCAAAATCAGAACGCAGTGATTTGTGATTTACTTTAAGCTCAGTATATCCCGCGATAAAAGCAACAGCCGCACCGATTGCGGGCCAATAATTCAAGAAAACATCCACTGCGTTATCGTCCTTCATTTGTTGCTTTGCGTCGTGACTACGCGCGCGACAATGCCACCGGCAAGGTGGCACATGACAACTGCAAACCACGGGATTACCAGCTGGGAATTTATACTCAACATCGGTGAGCCAATCTCGACCTCGTTAAACAGGAATATTGGCAGGCCACCGCCGTACAGCGCGAAAAAAAGCCAATCCTCAACCGTGTCGCGCCCGTTCCATCCTTGGCGCAATATCTCAAACGCAGCATATCCCACCGCGACAACGGCCCACGTTGCGCCTTTTTGCGCAAACTCATTGAACACCGCGAAATGTGCCTGTGCCAAAAGTGACGCCGTGGTTATTCCTAGCGCGAAATGGGCAAGCTGGTTTTTCGCATAGCCGTACCAGTCGGACGGGTAGGCGTCCGCGCGCGATAGCTCTGCAAGGATAATGCGCATAATCACATCGCGCATCCCGCGTCGATTGTGCCGATCAGCGCCGCGCCTGATTGCTTTGCCTGTGCGTCAGATATGTTCGCAAGAGCCGCCGCGTGTGCCGTGCGCAGCATCGCTGTGCCGTCACAAACCGCGCTATCGCTTGGCACGGTCGCGCAGCCACTTATCAACATCAGCGCCATGAGTAGGGATATTCGCATCATCCATTTCCTTCCTTGTCTCAATGTATGTCTTTGTGGCGCGCTTTTCAGCCTTGTCAGACGCATCCTTACGCCCGCGAAGGTAAGCGCCCACCACGCCAGCGGCTAACGCACCAGCGGCGAGGATATAGGGCCAGACGCCGCCTAGAATGAGGTCGATCATTTGGTGAAGTTTGCCTTTACGGCCCACATCGCTGCCTGCTCATAGTTCGTCACAGCGATCGAACGCTCACGGTTTGCGGGCACGTTCGCTTCAATGAAGTGAAGTAGATCTTCCGTGCGCGACTTGATCCCAGCGACCACATCGCTACCCGATGGGTTGAACTCTGGAAGTGTTGAAGGTTTATCAGTCATTTGTTCGCATCTTTCTATTATTGCCCAGAACCGCTAGGCGCGGATTGAGTAGATTAGGCCAGCACCTATGCAATGCCGCACAATGCCGCAACAATCACCAAAACGATGATCAGCAGGCTGGAGCCGTTGGGATCATTTCGCGGACTTCCGATCGCGCCATTTGTCAAACGCCAGCCACGCCTCTGACAGCAAAAGCGCAGTCACCGCGACGATATCCGCGTTTTGGTAAAACACAGCGGCAGTCCCTTCTGTGGCAATCCCGGCAGATACAGCGGCAAGCGCGCCGAGGCGTAGGACCGTGCGGGCGATAAGTGCATAGTTCATTTGCGTACTCCGAAGATCGCAGCGAAAAGGGATGCCCAGAATCCCATCGCGGGATTGTCTGGCGCGTGGTCTACAAAGGCGGGCTTTGCGTTACTCACCCCCGCCCACCATGCGGCTGCGTCATAGCCGGGGCATTGTGTGGCCGCTCCGGGCATGTCGCGGTGGCCCTCGACCTTTGCATTTGGAAAGCGTACCAGCAATTCGCGGATCAGGGCAATCTGCGCCTTGATTTGTGCAGGCGTGCGGTTATCAACACCCACGTTTATGGCGGCGCGGGTCACACCGCCCTCAACACAAATACCGATTGAGTTTGAGTTGGATCCCTTGCAGTGCGCCCCGACTTCAAACTTGCCGGGTTGTGAAATATCGCGACCAGTCTCAACCATGCCACTTTTGCGGATGAAATAGTGATACCCGATCTCGCGGAACCCACGCTTGCGGTGCATCCGATCAATGTCAGCTGCGGTAAAGTCGCTTTCAATCGGCGTGGCGCTGTAGTGCTGCACGATGTAGCGCACGCGGCTGTCTGGCTGGTAGCTCATTTACTCATCTCCCTAAAACTTGCCATCCCACACGCGCAAATGCGCATTGTCGCTATCCATCATTTCGCGGGCCACGACTTCTTCCATAGCGGGGCCGTCTTTGTAGTCCACACCCCACTTCTTCGCCCATTCATAAAACATCTTCATGGGAACAAGGCCGACAAGTTTGTTTTCACCCGCCCCGTCGAGACCCGCGCTTTTTAGATCCTTCGCCCGATCCATCACGGGATTGAAGTCGTGCGTTTGGTGAATCGACAGCCGCCCCGTCTTTTCGTCCAGTGTCATCGTTTCTCTTAACTTGCTCATGTTCGGCCTCAAATTTCAAATGGGGGGAAATGTTGCGCAGCTTATCGGCGTTTTCTTCATCAAGATCGAACGTCTCACCCTTGCGGTAAAGCGTACCAGCGACAAACATGCCATTTACAGTGACTTTGTATTTCATGGGGTTCTCCTGACAGCTAAACGGGGCGGCTATTACACCGCCCCGCTATAATTAGCCTGTGATCGTGTTGTCGAACAAGCCGCCGGAAGCCGCCTCATTCTTGCACACAAGGGTCAGTTCAGTGATAACCTGACGCTTTTCATTGTCACCGGACTTTGCCAGCATTTCGTTCTTCGTCGCGCGAAGGACGCCCGCACACCACATATCAGACTGGTTGATAAAGATGTCACGCGAACGGCACTCGCGGCTCATCTGCCAAGTTACAGTACCCCATGGCGTGACGTAGATCGCCATTGCGTTGCGAACCTCGCCTTTCGTCGCTTCGATGTTGGCGCGCTGGTTGTTATTGCCGGTAAATCCCAGCGCCTTGTTCATCTGGTAGCTGGACAGAAAAACAGTGTCAGGCTTGCCGCCAGCATTCCAAATGCTTTCCATCACAGTATCAAACCGCGTCTGCGTGAACGCCACCAAAGTAGTCGTTTCGTCGGTACGTGCGTCTGTGCCGTCACCCGTTGGGCTTGCACCTTCGTTTGCGCCAAAAGCGACGTTAGTGGTCAGCCACGCAGGAGCGCCAGCGAGTTCGCGGGCAACAGTCGAGCTACCGGCTGCGCGAGCGTTGTTTGCAAACATGGCCTTTTCAATATCAAGCTTTTGCTCCTTGGCAATCTTCAGGACTTGATACGCCATTTCCTTTGCGCGACCCGCTTTATTCAAGCCGTCATCAGTGCCGGGGATAACAACAGAGTTCTTGAAAATCTGCGTGTAATCGCCGAGTCGGCTTGTTGCGCTGCGGGCTTCGGCAACAGTATCGTCGCCTTCGATGTGCGCGTTTGTAGCGGACGAACGAAGCGCGTCAGTTTGCCACTCGTGGTAGGTGTTGGTGGCTTTTACCTTCGCCATGCCGGAGTAAAACGGGGTTTCCTCCGGCGAGATGTCATAAATCGAATCCGAAAGATCCTCGCGGATACCCTTTACGTCGTAGCTGTCGAGTGTGTTGGTTGGCTGTGCCATGATATAATCCTATTTGGGGGCTTAACCGTTATCTGGCGCGAGCATTGCCGCCGCGAAGTCATCAAGACTTCCGCTAGACCTTGCTTTTGCCAATTGCTTATCGCGGGCAACGCGTTGTGGCTGCTGTCTGCGTCCAGTGGGCTTGATTGACTGCGAGGGCTTCGGCGCTGTTTTTGCCGCTGCTTTACCCGACTGCAATTCACGCCATTTCATCGCGTCCATCAGGACTTTGACCGCTCTGGAATCCGTGACCTCGCCCATTTCGTCTGGGCTATAGCCGTAGTTTTCCGTTCCCATTTTGAACAGCTTATCTCGGAGCGGCGCTGCCGTCTCAGGATTGGCAAACTCAGGGATTTCCGCCTGCAAGCGTTGCACTTGCTCTTGCAGATAAACCTGTTTCGCCTGCTGTTGCATCGCAGATTGCCGCTGCGTGACTTCGCTTATTTGGGTCTGCTGTGCAGTGTACCCTTCAAGCTCGGCCTCATAGCGCGCGTTTTCCTGCATGTATCCGATCGGATCGGAATTGAGCAGGTCTGCGTTGGGCTTTTGCGGTCGTGACCTCATACCGTTTTGCTGTAGGCTCTGGACGGTTTCAACGAATTTACGCTGTTCCGCTTGGAGTGAGGAATACATCTGCTCGGTCTGCTTGCGCATGTCGGCAGATTCTTGCATCCCCTTTTGAATGTACGCCTGCCCCGAATAGGAGCGTGTGAGGTCGTCAAGTGTCACCTGCTTGTCTACACCGTCAACCTTGACCGTGTAGCGCTTGGACGCGGGTTTCTTGTCGCCTTCGTCTTGTTCGGCTGCGTCATTCTCATCGTCGTCGTCCGAGTCGCCGCCTTCGTCTTCGTCAGGCTCTTCGTCGGTGTCGTACACCTCGACCTCTTCAACCTCTTCGATTTCGGGCGCGGCTTCCTGCGTTACCTCTTCGATTTCAGTTTCGGGTTCTGGCGCAAGCAACCCAAGGGCTGCCGTTTCGATATCAGTCGCTGGCACGGTCCTGATTCCTTTTCTCTAGAATTTTGCCCTCCACAATAAAAGCATGTAGTTGGCTTTGAACTTCTTTAATGGCAAAAGCCATTCGCCGGGCCTCAAGGACTTCCTCGTCGGTTGCCAGCTTATTGGCAAATATACCACAGTGGCGCTGATATGCAACACTGAAGGCATTTTGCAACACATCGTCGTTCACAAGGCTTTCTGCGTGCTTGGCTCTTGCGGTCTTATCCATTGTTCATGTCTCCAGTTGTTGGCGGGCAATGGCTTGCAATCCGCGCCGATGCAGTGGCGAAATAATCAGGGTCCATTTCAATCCCGATGAACTCGCGGCCAAGGTTTTTGCAAGCAACGCCTGTTGTGCCCGATCCCATTGTAAAGTCCAGAACGGTTTCGCCCGCGTTGGTGTAGGTGCGGATCAGGTATTCCATGAGGGCGACAGGTTTTTGGGTGGGGTGAACTGAGCCACGCTCTACTACTGGCATGGCGAGAACCTGTTTTGGGTATCTTGTTCCAAGGTTATCGGTTCTTTCGTTCGTGTAAGCACCATAACTTTCAGTCATTGACGTTGACTTAGTTGGGTCGCCTGCTTTGTTTTTATATGCCGTGCCGGAAGTCATTTGCGGATTGTAGGTGCATTGCGCTGCATAGAAAACCAGCACATCCTCCTTATCGCGCATTGGCATTTTCTTGGCGTTCAAGTGTCCCGTGCCTTTTGGCTTTTGCCAAGTCCAATCGTACTTAAACATCTTAACATTTGACATCACCAGCGCCGACGTGAACGGCTGCGATGCCGTAAGCACGATAGCCCCGTTTGGCTTTGTGACCCGTTTTAGCTGTTCCCACATTGGTTCAAACGGTATCACTGAATCCCACTTGCAGGCGGTCGTGCCATAGGGCGGATCCGTCAGGACCATATCAACCGACCCGTCTGGAATGTCGCGCATAACCTCAAGGCAATCGCCCAAGTGCAGCATCTATTCCATCCCCCCAAACTGGCGTGGCGCGTTCTGCTGCGCACTTACCGCGGCAACATCAACGCTCGCCCCGTACTGGCCCAAAATCTTAGCCGCATCGACAAGCAATTTCTGCGCCATTTCATCGCGCTTGAAGTCATCGCCACTGGCCATTTCAAGCATCTTGCGCTGGTGCTCCATTGCCGCCTTTTGCATATCCACCTGCGCGCGGGTCTGTGCCTTCATTTGTTCGGCTTGCAAGAACGCCGCGTTAGGATCGCCGCCCTGCCCCTGTTGCGCTTGTGCCGCTTGTGCCGCCTGCTGCATAAGCTGTTGCTCGATTTGCGGGTTCATGGGCTGCATGTAGCGGTCAGCGTTGTGGATGCCCCCGTGCGCCATGATGTCAGCTTGTGCGTTGCGGATATTGGTCATTGTCACCATGCCGTTTTGTGGACCGTACTGAGCATATACCTGCATTTGCAGCGCCGCGATCTGCTGCAGCCCCATCATCTTTTCGTCATGCTGATTTGTGCCAAGGCCCACGTTGGTCATCATGTCCAAGTCAACACCCCATGAGCGCGGGTCTACTGGCACGAATTGCCCATCGAGCCGCATCATTTCTTCCGCGTTGGGGTTCTGGCGTGCAATCTGCGCAATGACGCGGAACAGTTGTTTCATACCGCCTTCCGCAAGCGTGCGCGCGATAAGCTCCGAGACAGCCGTAGCGGCCTGCACAGCGGCGTTCACACCTGTCGCCGTCTGGTTCTGCAAGGCGTTGGCGTCCATACTGCCATTGGCCCCAGAGACGCCCGTCTTAGCACGAATAGCTTCATCGTAAAGCGCAATGGCCGGGATTGCCGATGCCGCTGCCGATCCGATGACCAATTCACGCACGGCGGTAGGATCGCCGCGAATAATGCGCCCGATCTCGTTGTTCAGCACATCGTCCATCTCGACAAGGCTGTCGTTCACGATCAACGCGGGGTTGTTCATCATGGCGATGTTATCGAGCAGGCCGCGCATCAACACCGTGGATGCGTCTTGGTCATCAATGATAATATCCACGATCGACCGGCCGAAGAACGTATGCGGCTCCGGATCAACCTCAAAGATTGCAAACGGGTTGAAGTCGCATAGCTCGTATTCCAGCAACTCGTAATTCAGGCCAGCGCACAGAAACTTGTACAGGCGCGCAACGCCCGTGCCTTCAATATCCATTTTCATGTAGGCTTCGCTGATACGGATTTTGCGCATGGATGGATCGTTTGTGTTTTCGTCGTCGTCACGCTCGCCCCAACCACTGCGGGCGATTTCCTCCTCCTCTGCAACCGACCCGCTGCCCGATCCGGCGTATTCATACACCTCATCAAAGTCAAAGCCCATTGCCACAAGATCCCCGACACGGCCCTCGGTTGTGTGGCCGCAGATAAAGCAATCCTCTAAGCTAACCGCCGCGCTATCAACAAAGAAGTCCTCCGGCGCAACGCTCTTGATTTTGATCTCGCCGCGCTTCTTTGTCAGTGCGACCTTGGCATCATAAAGCGCTGGCGTCATTGGCTGGCCCATCGGATCAAACGTGGCCTCTTGCGTCATTTCGGATTCAACAATCTCGGCACCATCGTCGCCGCCAAGGTCCGCCATCTGGTCCTCAGTCAATCCTGTGTATTCGTCAAACTCGACGTTTTCGGTCTCGTCGTAATACGCCTTTGCGATGCCAACCTTTTTAATCAGCGCATCGTGAAAAACGTCGCTTAGAACGCTAAATCCGTCACTGCGGTTGAACACATAAGAGCAATACTTGGACGCCTGCTCTGCCGCCCCTACGGCCTGTGGGGTACGGGGAACAAACTCGACAGGCATGCCCGACTGCAAGAACACGCGCATCAGTGCAGGCTTAATCGCGCGCACTGTGTCACGGCATTTTGTCGCCACGATTTTAGAGCGCCCCGGCTCGTGCTTCATGTTGGTTTTGCCGTCGAAATAGCGCTGCGCCTTGATCCGATCCGGCGCGATTTCGCTCTCGATAAAGTCTACGGCCTCGCGGATGGCAGTCTTGATTGAGTTGTCAAT